AAAACTACCTACTGTTAAAACTTTTGTTTTCATTTTCATTCCATAAAAATTAAGAATGTCCTTATCAGTATCACTTAATGTCTTAACAGAATAATGAGTGTCATAAGGAGATTTTCTCATATCACCAACATAAATATAAGATTTTTTAACTTTATATCCATAAGGAATATGTACATAACAATAAATTTCTGGAGCATCTACGATAGCATTTTCTGCATCAAGTATCATAAGACTATCGCTATTTGAAAATAAAGTTATACCTCCGTATAAATAATAACTAAGCTTTGCTTCATCAGTTTCAGATGCTTTAAAACCAGGATTCCAACTCATTGAAATATGAGAATAATCAGTAGTAATATCTGTATGTGTTCTGTCAGAACCAGGATATTGTAAATCAGCATATGACCAAATTTTCAGTCTTTGCCATCCTTGTGTATTATTAGTTACTGTTTCAGAACTTGCTGTAACTGATTTTATAAAATCTGTGTCAGCTAAAAAATCTGTAGGAAGTATTAATTTTCGAAAGGATTTACCATCTACTTGAGGTATTAATTCTGTATGAGGAGTGCTAAATTCCCACCTTTTAGATGTTTTAATTCCATTAATTTCATAATAATTATCTTCACCCATTTTATTTATTATATAATATACAATTAAATTATATTTTTTCAAATTCTACCCATCCACCTTTAATTACTGCAAAAATAGAATTAAAAATAACTTCTTTATACCCATCATTTTCCGTAATAATATCTTGAGTTATGTCTGTACCAGTATACTTTAAAGAAATTAAAAGTGTTTTATTAACATTAAAAAGATTGTTTTTTAAGAGAGGAGATTCTTCATAATATATTATATTATTAACAAAATGTTTATCTCTTAATTCTTCATCTGTATCTGTAATAGATTTTATATATGTAAAATCATTATTTATACCCCCTACTGATATAATTTGAGACTTCATTGTCATTCCATCAAAATCAAGAAGGTTAGAATTAGTATTAATTAATAAATTATTACCCGATTGTTCAGTTTGATAAGGACTTTTTCTTAGATCTGCTACATAAATATAAGATTTTGTTACTTTATAACCATAAGGAATAGGAACATAACAATAAATTTTTGTAATATCTGTCATAGGATAATCCGCTGTTCCTAACCACCTCTCATCTTGATTATGAAATAATGTAACACCTCCATATAATTTAAAACTAGTTGCTGGATTATATGCGATTCCTATTGCATGACTTCCATGTTCCCAACGCATAGTATTTTTTCCTTCTGGATATTGTACATTAGGTGGATTTGAAGAACCAGGATATTGTAAATCCCCTAAACTCCAAACTTTTAGTCTTTGACATCCTTCTGTACGTTTTGTAGTAGTACCTTCTTTAGTAGTAACATTAATGTTACTACCAGATAAAAAATCTGTAGGTTTAATAAGTTTTCTAACTGTTGTAATGTTGTTGTCTTGAGGTATTAAATATATATTATCAGTATAATAACTGTCAGTAGTGGTTTCATCTACCCATCTATCTGATGTTTTAATACCATTTACCATAGTATATGTATATTCAGAATTTTCTGTCATTTATTTAATAAAAAGTATATTTAAATTAATAAAAATGATTTTAAAATACAAATTAAATTATAAATTATAGAAATGACAAATGTTTATGCACTTGATTGGAATGTTGGAGCACATACTAAATTTTCATTAAAAATTAGTAATACTATAGAAGAAGCAATTAATTGTGGAATGTATACAGTTCAGTTTTTTATGGGAAATCCACAATCTTGTAAAAGACACAGAATAAGCAATGAAGATATTGAAAAAACAATAAGAATAACAAATAAATTTCCAATGTATATATTTTCACATTTTCCTTATATAGCAAATTTTGCTGGTAAATCAGGAAAAGATGGATTAGCTTGGAATGGAAATAATCAAGTAGATGGATTTTTAACAACTATTTTAAAAGAATTAGAATATGAATTATCTGTTTTAGCAAAAATAGGTCATGGAGTAGTAATACATCCAGGTTCATATCCTGATAGAACAAAAGGTCATATAACAGTAGCAAAATCATTAAATCGTATTAATTATGTAAAGAATTCAATGGTACTTTTAGAAAATTGTGCTGGAGAAGGTAATAAATTATGTAGAGATTTTAATGAACTTAAATTAATATTAGATAATATAGATGAAAATAATAAAGAATATATAGGTATATGTGTTGATACAGCACATATATGGGGGCAAGGAGATTATGATATTAGTAAAATTAGTGAAATAGATAGAATGTTTAAAGATTTTAAAGATATAATAGGATTAAAACATTTTAAATTATTACATTTAAATGATAGTGAAGTACCATTAGGTACAAAGAAAGATAGACATGCTTGTTTAGGAACAGGTTATATTTGGAAAGAAAGTTTTGAATCATTAGTATATTTACTTAATAAATGTAAAGAATTAAATATACCTATGGTTTTAGAAACAAATGGTTCAGATATGATTACATTAGCAAAATTATCTGAAGAAACAAATATGTTATGTTGTATTTGCGAACCAATAATTGAGAGTTGTCCTTGTTGTAAATAAAGAAATCATATATTTTTAATAAAAATATATGATTAAGATTGTTTAGTACCACCATTATATTCATAAGCATGTCCAGAAGTAATCATTAATGTATTAATAGAAGGTTTATTATTTTTAAAATCTTCTTTATTAAAAAATAAATTTGCTAATAATCTTCCATATTTATCAAATCCTAAACATTCAATAAACATAATATAACAATTATTAGAACATAATTCTTGTAAATATTGTTTAGCTTTAATAGCTTTTTCTTTTTGTTCTGGAATTCGTATTTCAGGAGTATCAATACCATTTAATCTAACTTTAAGGCGAATAAATTGTTTATTATAAATAATAACACATTGACAAGTATCACCATCATAAATTGAAACAATTTTAGCAGTAGTATTAATACCTTTAAAAGAGAATAAAGGAATAGTTTTATTACCATAATCAATAGAATTAATATCTAAGTTGGAGTTATTATTAAAATATTTAAATTTATTACATAAAAAAGACATTTGAAATAAAATTAAAAAATTTGAATAATAATTCAATTTTTAATTATTAAGTTCAGAAGTTTTAGCTACATTAAAACCATTTAATGCAAAAGCTTTATAAAGATCATCAAGCATGAAAGTTTTATTATTTTGTTCATCATTCATAATTAAACCTGTTAAAATAATATCATTAAGCATTTTATCAATTGTGTTATAAATAGTAGGATAACAATCTTCTGACATACTTTTAACACCAGCTTTTCTTGCAATGCGTGTAAGAGACGGTTTAGTAATAAAGTCCATTTATAATTTAATATAATTCTTTTAAGTCATAAATGTATATATTATTTATGACTTAAAAGAATTATATTAAATTATAAATCATATGACCGGTAAAACACAAAATTCTGGACTTGTAAAAAAGAAGAAAAGTAGATTTTATGAAATTTATATAAGTAAATTATTAAAAAATATTTCTGATAATGGTATTACACTCAATGCAAAAGAACAATTTAATAGTATATTATGTTTTATTACTAAGATAATTGCAGATAAATCTTATGATATAACTGTTTTTTCTGGTAAAAAAACTATTTCTGAAAAAGAAATACGTAATACATTAAAATTTATATTACCAGAAAATTTAAGCAAATCATCTATTTTAAATGGACAAAAAGCTTTTGATTCATTTTCTTCTACAGAAAATAGAATTAAAGGAACAAGTCGTCAAGAACGTTCTTCAATTATATTTCCACCTTCTATTGTTGAAAGATTTTTACGTAATTTTGGAAATAATAAAATTATGGTAACTTCAAATGCGCCAATATTTTTAGCAGGTGCTATTGAAAATATTGCTTTTGAATTATTAGAAAATGCAACAGTACAAGCTAAAGGTAAAAAACATATTCGTATTACTGTTAGAGATTTAGAATTAGGAATTCAAAATGATAAAGAATTGAGTAGTTTTTTCGCACAACATAAAATTTATTTATTAGGTGGTGGTATTAGTCCATATATTCATCCTAATTTATTAGTTAAAAAACCTAAGAAAAAAACTATTATAAAAGAAACAGAAGAAGAAAGGAAAAAACATCGTTATCGTCCAGGAACTGTTTCTATTAGAGAAATGAAAAAATTACAAAAAAATAGTAATATATTATCATTTGCAAGATTACCTTTTGAAAAATTAATTAGACAAATTGTTCAAAATCATACTAATGAAAAAATTAAAATTAGTAAAGATGTTTTTATTACTTTACAATATTTTATTGAACAAAGATTAATACAAATATTACAACAAGCTAATTTTGCTACTATTCATGCGAATCGAGTAAAATTACTTCCTATTGATATTAATTTTATTATGAATATTAAACAAGATAATGGTAATCCTTATAAAAATAATACTAATTCATCAGAATTATTAGAACTTAATACAAGTTATTTAAAAATTCCATTTATGAAAATTCAAGAACGACAAGAAGAAGAAGTAAATGATGAAGATGAAGAAGAAGTAAATGATGAAGATAAAGAAGATGAAGAAGAAGTAAATGATGAAGATGAAGAAGAAGTAAATGATGAAGAAGAAGAAGAAGTAAATGAAGAAGAATAATAACTTAAAAAAGAATTATTATGATAATAAAATGGAAGAAGATAAAAATACTATAATAAATGATTCATCTTATGTTTCACCTAAAATATCTCATATTAGTGAAGGAGATTATGTTGTTTTGATGGAAACAAATGCCGAAGAATGTGAAAGTTGGTATTATTTTATTCGTAAAACTGGTAATGAAGAACAATTAAAATATTTATCAGAACAAATAGAAAAAGTTGATTGGTATACAGAAGATGATCTTAGTGTTTTTGATATGGATTTAGAAAATGTTGTAAGTGCTAAAACAGCGAAAGAAATGACTAAATTAGAAATTAATGCTTATGCATTCCATCGTAAATTTGATGGTAAATTAAAGATGATTGATTTAGGTTTTAAAAAGAAAGAAAAAAATAAAAGAATGATGGAAAAAACATTTGATATACTAGGATATGGTTCAATTGAAGATTATATTTCTGATGAAGATTTAGATGAAGAAGATTTAACTGATAATGATTCAGAATCAGAATCAGGCTCAGAAACGGAATCAGCTTCAGAATCAGAATCAGAATCAGATAATGAAACAAATAGAAAGAATAAAGGAATTCCACCAGCTTTATTAAATAGTGATAGACCTGGTTGGGCAAAAGCAAAAGGAAAAAGAGGGTATAAAAAAAAATAAATTTTTAACATTAAGTTAGAATAATAATGTTAAAAATTATTAAAAATTATTAGTAAAAGAATAATCAAAAAAATAGATATTACTATATAAAAAGATACATAACCAGAATGATTTTTATTATCATTCTGGTTATGATTTGTATCTTGATTAATAATATCTAATAATGTGGTAGATTTTTGATTATGATTACAATAAATAATAGCTTGCATAATAGATAATGGTGGTGATATATTTTTATAAAATAAATTAGGAATTGGATTTTTATATGGAATAATATTACCATCAATACATTGGAATTTAATATCAGTATTATCTTTACCAAAGAAATCAGTGGATAAAACATAGATAGGAGAAATAATTTCCTCTAAAGACATATCACCTAAACGATTATATATATCAGACATTTCAGTTGTTATTCCAGTAACAACTGTAGAATAATCTTTATCTTTAATTATAGTAGGAGGAATTTTGTCCCAAGATAAAAAGATAGTATTTTGAATAAGATGTATATATAAAGGAGTAGTATTTGGTAAAGGATATAACCAAGCAGTAAATAAAATGATATTAGTATCAGTATTTTGTGTATAAGTGTTGGCAAAAATATTATCTATAATAGTAATATTATTAATTCTTTTGGAACCTTTATTTTGAAATAAAACAATAGTTTTTAAACCATTAGGAACAGAAGGAATAGATGGATTAATAGAATAAAAAGAACCACCAATATGCCATCCATTTCCTATATTAGGACATTTTGAATTATTTTGATAAGGAGTTAAATATGATTTATAAGTATTTGAAGAAGAATCAATATAATGATGAAAACAAAAAGGAGAAATATTATTGTAAGAACTCATTTATTATTACAACAAAATGAAAGAATAAATTAAATTTGATAACCTAATTTTTTACAATTTTCAATAATAAAATTTTGTATTTGTTCAATTTTGACAGTATATGGTACTTCAATTAAATTAATATTATGTTCTTTACATATTCTTCTTTTCATATCATCTCTATATTTTTGAGTCATAAAATGATCTTTGTTACGATGAAAATAAGGAACATATTTATAATGTTGAATACCATTATATTCTACAGCTAATCTTAATTCTTTATTAAAACAATCTAGTTCCAAATTAAAACTACCACCTGTAACTGGATTACGTAGGAAATCTGGTCTTTCAGATGTAAAAGGTTTTCTAAAAATTTTATGTAATACACGTCTACATTCGGCTTCACCTTTACTTTCTTTAGGATTTATTTTAGGATTTATTTTAGGATTTATTTTAGGATTTATTTTAGATTTGATAATTGTTTTATTTGGTATTTGAAAATAATAATCTTTGGAATTATAAGTACCTGTTTTTCTTTTTAGTAAATGATAAATTCCAAAAATAAGAATAAAAGATATAGATAAAAATAATATAATTTCAAAACCATTATTTTTCCAAATTACTTTTAATTTAGTTATCATTTAATTATAGTATATATTATATTATATAGTTGGTATTATTTCTCTACATATAGGACAAGTATTATTTTTTTCAGCCCATTTTTGAATACAGTTTTTATGAAAACAATGTTCACAAGATAAAACGGAAACTTGTGATTTTTTTATATATTCTTCAAAACATATAGAACAAGATAAATTTTTATTCATCAAGTCTTCATTTAGAGTATCATATTGTTGAGAAACAATATTAATTTTATTAGGTTCATTAATAAGAGTTTCTTCAAAAATACTATTTAACATTTCAGATGTTAATAGAATATTTAAATTATTATGTTGTTCTTCAGGAATTGAAAAAGTAAAAGAATAGCTATCAATTTCTTCAATTATATAAGAAAAATTTGGTTGTAAAGAATTATTATGAATGGTATAATTAATTGGGTTACTCATTTTTATAATATATTAAAATCTTTAATTTCCATTTTTAATTAAAAATATTTTAGTATATTTCAATATATACTAAAATTATAACTAATTACTTAAAAAAAAACAAATTATTAATAAAATGGAGTATGATTCCAACCAAGAGTAGAAAAAAGATTTTGACAAATTTCATCATGAAAGAATTTTCTATCAATTGTTTTCAAGATAATAAATTCTTCTTTATTACAATTATATTTATGTCTTTTAAGTAATTGATAAAGAACATATTGAGTATTAATAAAATTTTTTCTATTAATAGATTTATATTGTTTATCATATAATTCTGTTAAAACATCAAAATCATCTAATAATTGATATTCTAAATGAGTAATATCAGCAGGTTTCTTACCAGTTAAGACAAAATGTATTAAATGAACATTTTCATAATGATTAGAATATCCAAGTTCTTTTAAAAATAATAAAATATGATTTTTTGTAATATTTTTAAATTTGACTTCTTTAATATCACTATTCACTAAAAGATGATGATTTTCTAATTGTCTAGTCAATTCAGTATATATTTTATCATTAATAGTGCTATTTTGTTTTGCTTGATATTGTTTAATACAATCCCTAAAATGTACTTTGCGATCATACATATATTTAGATGATATATTAATACGATCTATATCATTATATGAAGAAACATATTTAAGAATACTTTGTTGAACATAACATTTTGTACATACATATATACTATTGTCTATAATATCAAATTCTTTTTTGTTATCACAATTTGAACACGATACAATATTTTTAGGATTTTTTTTATCATAATCTATTTTAATATATTTTTTAGCAATATGAATAAATTCATTAGATATATTCTTTTTTTCTTTATTTATTTTAGATGGTTTACCTAAAAATGTTAATTTTACAGGTGCTTCTAAAATTTTTTTATATTTTTCAATTAATTCAACTGTATTTAATATGTAAAAATTATAATCAACATCATTTTTAATATTATAAATATATTTATTTAATTTTTCTTTGGTTTTATTTAATTCAATTATGATATTTGCTGATATTTGTTTATTTTCTAAAGTTTTATTTATATCTATTAATTTTTCTTCATAATGATATATATTATTTTTTTGTTTATAAAAATTTTCACGAATTTCTTTATCTATTAGAATAATATCTATTGGTTCAGACATTTATTATTATAAATGTCTGTTTAAAATTGTTTAAATTAGTATAAAAGATAATTTAAATAATTATCATCATTCTTAGGTTTTTTAATTACTATATTTCTAATTAATATACATAATACTACAAGTATAAGTATTATATATATATAATATTATAAATTATTATTTTAATTTTAAAAATGTATTAATTTTAATTTTTAAATTAAAATAAAAAAGATAAAAAATAAAAAAGATTTTTTATCTTGTCATAATATAAAATAATGGCATCTATTTGTACGTCTAATGTAACATCTGCTTTCATCGATCTTGCTACTTTTGATGAGATTGAGAAATATCTCTATGGTGGTCCCGATGCTACCGCATATTTTGTTCGTGAAACTAGAAAATCCACTTGGTTTTCTCAAGTTCCTGTTGTACTTTCTCGTGCTTCTGGTTCTCCTGCATTTGGTCAAGAATGGGCTGTAAGTATTTCTCGTGCTGGAGATTATCTTCTTCAAACTTGGCTTCGTCTTCAAACTCCTCAAGTAACTCTTTTAAGTGGAAACAGTGCACAAGGTGATGGTCGTATTCGTTGGACCCGTAATTTAATGCATAATATTGTTCGTGAATGTTGTATTACTTTTAACGATCTTGTTGCTGCACGTTTTGATAACTATCATCTTGATTTCTGGACAGCTTTTACTGTTCCTGCAGGAAAGCGTAATGGATACAACAATATGATTGGTAATACTGCACCTCTTACCCAACCTCATGATTCTTCTGAACCTCTCCCTGCAACAACTCTCAATCTTCCTCTCCCATTCTTTTATGGACGTGATTCTGGTGTAGCTCTTCCTACTGCTGCTCTTCCTTATAATGAAATGCGTATTAACTTTTCTTTCCGTGATTGGCAAGACCTTCTTATTTTCGAAAATATTACTTCTGTTGGAGAACAACGTAAAGATATTGTTGTTGGATCTGATATTGCAGCAGCACCTGTTCTTGGTGTAACTCAAGTATGGGCTAACTATGCTATTGTTTCTAATGATGAACGTAAGCGTATGGCTTGTGCTCCTCGTGATATTTTAATCGAACAAGTTCAAACTGCACCTCGTCAAACTTTTGCTCCTGCAACTAATCCTCAACCATCTTATGATCTTCGTTTCTCTCATGCTATTAAGGTTCTTTTCTTCTCTGTTCGTAATACCACTTGGAAATCTGAATGGTCTAATTACATGACTGCTTCTCCTGTTTCTGGAGGTAATGTAAGTAACTTCACTCCTGTTGGTTCTGCTGACCCTATTCTTCAGACTTCTCTCATTTATGAAAACACTAATCGTCTTGCACAAATGGGTTCTGATTACTTTTCTCTTGTAAATCCTTGGTATCACTCTCCAGTAATTCCTAATGCTACTGGATACCATATGTATTCTTATTCTCTTGATTTTATCTGCTTAGATCCTATGGGTTCTACTAACTTTGGTAAACTTACAAATGTTTCTATGGTTCCTGAAGCATCTGAAGCAGGTAAAACTGCTGCTTCTGGTTCTGGTGTTGCTGGTTCTGGTGCTAACTTTGCTCAGAAATATGAATTTGTTGTAACTGCTGTAAATAACAACGTTATTAGAATCAGTGGAGGGGCCTTAGGGTTCCCTGTTCTTTAAGAGTGGTCCTTCAAAATTTAAAAACAATGAAAAAACCAAAAAAATATACATTTTATACTAAAAAGTATAAAATGTGAATTTAAAATAGTTCCAAAATTTAAATTGATTTAATATTTGAGCGTGAAGAAGAATAAATTTTATATGAATTTTATCATATCATATAAAATAGAATTAAAAACTCAATACTTTTTGTTTAAGTTCAATTTTAGTTAATTTTGATATATATTTGATTTTATTATTTCTAAGGAATTGTTCTATAAGTTTTTTAGTAGGAAAACAACAATGATAAGAACGAATAGAAATTTGATTATAATTTTTATGAAATGGAAGAGAATATAATAAAAAACCTCTCATTAGACAAATATTATTAAATATGAAGTCTAATTGTTTATAATTAAGTTTTTTTTTAATAAATTTAGAAATAATAACAGTATCATAAATACAGTCATTAAATTCAAGTTTATATTTTAAAGTAATAATATGATTCTGAATATCAAGAGGTAAATTATAGAATAAGTTATGCATTTATTTTATAATTAATTTAAATTAATTATAAAATCAATTTTAAATTCTAAAAAGATAAAACAAGTTTTTCAAGTTGATAAGTATTAAATTTCCGAAGACCTTTAATACCATTATTTCTGAGATATGCTTTAAGTTCTTTTTTAGTAGGTATATTGCTATGAGAATTAAGTTTAGAAGAAATATAAGTTTCATTTTTATACCAACAAGAACCTAATAAGAAACCTTGTTCAAGAGTTTTATTATTAAATGCTTTGTCAATGAATTCATAATTTTTAATATTTTTTTTAATAAATTTAGCAATCGAAATAGTTTCTTTGATACAATCATTAAAAATATGTTTAAATTTTAAAGTAATAATATAATCCTGAATATGAATAGGTAAATTATAAAAATGGTTCATGTTTTGGATTTCATTTTATTAATTTAAAATGAAATAAAAAATCAATTTTATAATTAAACGATATCTCTATTTAATTCTAAGAAACGAGTATTATGTATATTAATTTTAATAATTAATCTAATAATCAAAAAACATAAGAACAAGTTAAAAATTTCAGGTAAAATAATAATATAAATGTAAGAATTATTATGATTAATCAATGTTTCATTAAAAGTAAAATATATAAGATAACAGAATTTTAAAAACCAAGAAAAAAGATAAATATATAAAAATCTAATATATAAATAGTAAGTTCCTAAATATCCAATAGAATTCATACATAAGGAAATCCAATAAATAGAATTATATGAATAAATTGAAAAAAAATCAAATAAAATATTCATAAAAGAAATAAAAATTATAATATTGCGATAAAAACCAAAATTAATTTTATTTAAAACAACAACAACATCAGGTTCTTCATCAATAGTAATAGTTCTACATAAGGGACAACCTTTATCTTTATCAAAAGAGAACCATTCGTTAATACAAGTATAATGAAAAGCATGATTACAACTTAATATTTTTTCTGTATTATAATCAATATGGTCTAAACATATTGCACAAATATTATTATGTCTAATTAAATCGGAAGTCATTTTATTATACAAATTTTTTGTATAATTTAAAATTTCAATTTTAAATTATAGTATTCATTTAAAAGATATAATTTAAGAATAAAATGAATAAAGTAGAAAAATTTTTAGAAGAACACAAAGGTGTTTATTATAATACAACAACAATATCAAAAAATGTAAAATTACCAAGAAGAATTGTAGAAGAATATTGTGAAGAATCAAGTAAGATTTTTAAATTAGAAAATCTTAATTTAGTAGGTTCAGGAAAAACATATAATAAGATTTATTATATGAATTAAAATATAATATTACCAATTAATTTGAGTATTATATTTTTGAGATAGAAATTGATTAATAGTAGAAAAATGTTTATTACCAAACCAACCACCTTTATTTGCAGATAAAGGAATAGGATGAGAAGCAGTTAATATTAAATGACTATCCTTATTTTGAATAAGTTTTTCTTTAGATTTAGTATAATTACCCCATAAATAAAAGACAATATGAGATTTATTTAAACTAATTTGATAAATAATATTATCTGTAAATTCTTTCCATTGTTTGATATGACTACCAGGTTTTTTATTTCCTACAGTAAGAGAACTATTAAGAAGAAGAACACCTTGTTTAGCCCAATGTTCTAAATCGATATTAGTATTATATTGACCAATATCTGATTTTATTTCTTTTAAAATATTACGTAAAGAAGGAGGGATTTTTTATTGAATAGGAACAGCAAAAAGAAAGACCAGTAGGTTGATTAGGACCATGATAACAATATTGACCAATAATAACAACTTTTAGTTGTTCTAAAGGACACATATGAAAAGATTTAAATGTATGTTCAAATTTAGGATAAATAATAGCATTTGTTTGATAAATTTGATTTAAAATATCATTAGAATTAATATCAATATCTTTAAAAAGTTGTTTCCAATCCATTTTTTAAAAAAAGAAAATGAGACAAAAAAATCATTTTTATTTTAGTTATAATATTAATTTTGAATTTAAATGTAAAAATATTTATAAAAATATAAACGTTTTATAAAATGACAACTACAGAAAAATTTCAAAATATACCAGATTATTATATAGGATCAAAAGAAGATTGTTTAAATGAAAGTAAGAAAGAGGAAAGTATACAAACAAATCCAAGATATTTAAGTTTTAGACAAAAACATTTTACAGTAGGAGATGAAGAACAATTTGAATATTATCGTGATACAAGAAATTATAATTTATGTAAAAAAGAAATGTCTTTAGAAGAAAATATTTTTAAAGACATTCAAATATATAAAGAATGGGAGAAATATAAGAATATAGAAGCATCAGCAGTAATAAATACATTTAGATATATATTTAATAAATTTAAAAAAGGTATATTTGTGAAGATAGCAAACAATAAACTTGTAGTGTTTTTACCATTTTCAAAGTCTTGTTATAAAAATGAATGGAGTAAGGAAATAAATATAGATCCAAAATATAATGATTTATATTCATTTTTAGAACATATACATAATTTACAAGAATTTCCATTTCCATTTAATAATAGAACAGTAAATATAGATAAAGAACAATGGTATGGTAATAATTGTATTATACGATATGATATGAAAAAAATAGGAAAATATTATTATCCATCTGAAGGAGATACAAATATTGGAACTATAAAAAATATGTTAGAAGAATTATGTAAAGAACGTGAAATACCAGATATAGAATTTTTTATCAACAGAAGAGATTTTCCAATATTAACAAGAGATGGAACGGAACCATATAATAATATATGGAATACAAAAAATAAGGCTTTAATATCACATAGTTATGGTAAATATGTACCGATATTATCTATGTCAACAAGTAATAGATATGCTGATATTGCAATACCAACATATGAAGATTGGGCCAGAGTACAAAATCCGTATATTAGATTTCCAGAATTTTGTAAAAATTTTCCTGAAAATTGGTATAATTTTAATAAAAATTGGGAAAAGAAAAAAGAAACAGCAGTTTTTAGGGGAAGTAGTACAGGTTGTGGTGTTACATTAGAAACAAATACAAGATTAAAATTAGCATATATGTCTAATTTAGGTGAAGTAGATGAAAATGGGATACCATATTTAGATGCAGGTATAACAAAATGGAATTTAAGACCAAGAAAAATAGAAGGAGAAAAATATTTAAAAACAATTGAAATTGATAAATTACCTTTTAAAAAAATTGGTTTTTTAACACCAGAAGAACAATCTAATTATAAATATATAATTAATGTTGATGGTCATGTATCAGCATTTAGATTATCTATAGAACTGGTTATGGGGTCAGTAATTTTAATGGTAGATTCTGAATGGGAAATATGGTACAAAAAGATGTTAAAACCATATGAACATTATGTACCAATTAAGAAAGATTTATCAGATTTAATAGAAAAAATTAAATGGTGTAAGAAAAATGATGAAAAATGTAAAGAAATAGCAAGAAATGCAGAGACATTTTATTTTAAATATTTACAAAAAGATGGTATTGTTGATTATCTACAAAAAACTTTAGTTGATTTGAAAGAAGAAATGGGAATGTATTTATATAATAATGAGAATATATTAGAAAAACAAATAAGTGAAGAATTAGAATCTTTTAGTTATAATTATCCAAAAACAAATAAAAATATAAAAAATATTAGAAAATTACCAAATGTTGGTAGGAATAATTCATTATTACAAGCAATGCAATGGATTTTTAATATGATTATAGGAGAAGATAAAAATATAGAAGAAGTAGGAATACAAGATAGAAGTTTTATAATAAGTAATAAATTAAGTAAAGTAACTAAATGGAATTTAATTGGATTTGATTTTATAATAAAATCAACAACAGATAAACAAAAAAAATTAGAACATATACATGATGTATATGTTGGTATAGAAGGAATAAATGAAATAAGTAAATTAATACCAAATTTTGCTTATACATTTGGTTATTATGAAAGTGATGGAAAAGTAAATGCGATAATAGAATATATTAATGGAGAAACATTATATGATTACATAAAAAGTTCCAATTTTAAATTTGATGAATATTTATTAATAATAATACAAATATCTTTAGCATTAGAAGTAGCACAGAATAAGTGTGGATTAGTACATTATGATATAACACCATGGAATATTATTTTACAAAGAACAACCGAACCAATTATAGTAGATTATGTATTAGAACATAATAAAATATTGCGTATAAAAACAAACATAATACCAATAATTATAGATTATGGTAAAGCACATATAATAGCAAACCAAGAACATCATGGTTTTATAAATATGTTTAATTTTAGTACAATACAAGATATATTAACAATATTAATAACAAGTATAAATCAAATATTATCAGATAAAAGATTAGAAAAGAATGATTTTTCAAGTATGTTATATTTAGCAAATTTTTTATCAGGAAATAAATATAGACAAGATAAATTTAATAATGCTATCAGTATGAAACAATTTCTTAAAAAAGCCGGAAAATATTCATGTTTAATTACAGATAATAAATATGAGTTAGAAGAAAAAACCCCATTAGATTTAATTAAATATATTTATAAATTAAAAGATACTTATCCATTATTATTAAATTCATTTGGAAATGCAAAAAACCCAATAAATAATTTAATGGATAAATCAAATGCAAGACAAATATTTGAATATATATTATCTGATAATATAGAAGAACAATTAGAAAGTTATATAAATGTTTTTGCAAGATTAAAACAATGTTCAATACCATTATCAAAAAATTTATTATTAAATTATTATTCAGTTCAAATGTTAGAAAAAAATTTATTGTCTGTTAAAAATGATATGTTAGAATTCCTAAAAATTAATAGAATAAACAGTAATAAATATGAAAAGATAATTAATAATACATTTGATTATCTTAAAAAAGTATATAGTAACAAGATAAGCTTACCAAGACAAAAAAATATAGAATATAATATAGAAGATTTTATAAATTCTGAATCATATACAAAAGAAATATTTTTAGAACCGAATAATGTTTTAAAATATTTAGAAAAATATAATAATAGATTAGATGAATTAAATGAATATAAAGATATTATACAAAATATTCTAATTAATAATGGTAATTATAAATTATCAGATAATGATAAATCATATTATATTAGAATGTTTTCAAGTTTATTAAAAATTAAATCTAATGTATTATTAATAAGTAATGCAAATATATATACAATGAGAATAATATCAAAATATTTATATAAAAGAGATTTATTACAATTTGAAAATATAAATGATAAATGTGCTAATATTATAAAATATGAATTAGAATATAAAAGTATATTAAAATTAAATAATTAATTAAAAATTAATTTTTTATCTTTTTCTCTTGATACATAATAAATAATATGTTTGATGGAAAATTCATTTGTACTTTAGCAGCAATTATAGTAGCTGTATTAACAATTTGTAATTTTGATAAAAAAGAAAATATAGTAATTGAAAATTTTGCGAATGGTATTCAAGGAGGTGTTAAAATGATGTCTTCTACAATGGGTGAAAATGGAAAATTAGTAGGAGACCGGACAGCAAATGTTGGTGCTGTAATGCAACCGGGTGCTGCTTATGGTACTACAAGTGCTGTTATGTCATTAACTAATGGTTCTGCTTCTCCAATGGGGAGAACAACAATTAGTAGTGAAGGGTTACAAACACCTCCTTCTATGCAAGCAATGTTATCTCCAAGAGGTTCTGCAGAATCTTTTAGTTTAGGTTCTAGAATTAGATATAATATGCCCGCAAATAGAAATTTAGCTTATGAACAGAATAATCATCATGATATTGTAACAGAAAGTTATACACATGAGACAGGATGTAGAGCTGCATCTACATCTTTTCATACAGATAAATTCGGAGAACCTGATTCTGGATATACTAATGGAAATTGGCAAGATGTTCATAATACTTTACCTTCAAATCCTAATGTTCAAAATAATGAATTATTATCAAATTCATTACCTGTACCTACTATGACAGAAGCATCTGCAGGTAATGTAGAAGGGTATGAGAATGAAAATGTAGTTAATTATAATCAATTAATGATTTCTTTACCTAAAAGTAGAAATACAGGTCATGGTTGCCCTATTAGAGGAGATGTATATGTTACTCCAAATTCTGGTTGTTGGTTCCAAACAAGTTTAAAACCCGATAGTTTACAACAAGGTGCTATGGCAGTTCTTGGAGGAACTGAAGCTGTTCCTGAAGCAACAGCAAGATGGAAGGGTGCAACCGCACAACCTACAGCTGGTGGTATGGGATTAATGTCTGGTGGAACTCCAAATGTCGAAGCACTCACTCAAATGAACGCTTTAAGTGATGTAAATGTAACACTTTTACCTCATGCTTAAATTTATTATATAATTATATGTAATTAACATATAATTATTTATACTAAAGAAATAGTTTGAATTTTATAAATATCCTCATCATGAAGAATCATATCATTTTTAACTTTTTCTTTTAAAACGGAAAAAGATTCATATTCATTAGTTGGTTCAAAATATTGTGTTAATTTACCATCTTTTTCACGATAATTAGCTAATTCTAATAATTCATTAACAGCATCATCTTTATTATTAAAAACTCCTAAAATTTCAGATAATTTAGGTTCATCTGTATGAATATATAATAAGACGAAGACATTTTTAGATTGCATTATAATTCTAATTATAATTATTTTATGTTTAAGTTTTAATTTACACCTGGAACATTAATTTGATTACAATTACATCCAGAATATGGATGTCTAACAGCTGCTCTAATAGAAAATGCTCCAAAATTTTCTTGTTGTTGTTTAGGACATTTATCTTGTGAAAAAAGATTTTTATAATTATAATTAGGGTAATTATCAGAAACATAAGTTTGTTGTAATCTTGCATAATTGTTTTTTGTCATATTTTATTTATCTATACTAAATAAAATAATTATGTATTTAATTAAATACCTGGTAAATCAAAATTTAATGCAATAGTATTTACATTATTTTTAATTTTCATAATTTGTTCATTATATAATTTTGTTTCTTCTAAAAAATCTACTAATTTTTTTCCAGATTTTTCTTGAATAATTATAGCTAAATTTACAATTTCATGTAATATATTAGCAACTTTAGTAAAATCTTCTTCTAACATACTACGAGATGTTAATGCACAAGTTCCAATTCTAATTCCACCAGGATTAAAAGCACTGAGATCACCATATATTGTATTTTTATTAACTGTAATATCACACATATCACATAATTTTTCCATTTTATTACCTGAAATACCTGTTTCTCTTAAATCCCATAATATAAGATGATTATCTGTTCCATTACTAACTAAATTATAATTATATTCCATTAAACATTTCGCTAAATGTTTAGCATTTTTTTTTACTTGTATAATATAATTTTTAAATTGTGGTGTCATTACTTCTTTTAATTGTGTAGCAACTGCCGCAATTTGATTTTCATGAGGACCGCCTTGTAATCCAGGAAATATAGCAGAATTAATTTTAGTTTCAAATTGTTTTTTATAATAAATCATACCTGATCTAGGTCCTCTTAAAGATTTATGAGTAGTAGTAGTAACAATATCAGCATATTCAAATGGATTATCAGCTTCTTGAACTGCAACTAAACCAGAAATATGAGCCATATCCACCATTAATATAGCACCAATTTTATCAGCAATATCTCTAAATTTTTTATATTCCCATTCCCTAGAATAAGCAGAACCTCCACAAATAAGTAAATTAGGTCTATAATTACAAGCTGTTTTTTCTAATTCATCATAATCAATATATCCTGTTTCATTAATTTTATATGGAAAAGATTCAAAATATATAGATGTCGCAGATACTGGTTTTCTTTTACCATCTTTATCTGTTGTATAAAATCCATGAGTAAGATGACCTCCACTGGGTAAATCAAGCCCCATAATACGATCATGAGGTTTTAATAATGCTGTATAAACAGCAAAATTTGCTGGACTTCCAGAATAAGGTTGAACATTTACACCCCATTTATCTTTACTAAGTTTCATACAAGATAAAGCTCTATTAATACAAATATTTTCTATTTTATCAATTATTTCGTTGCCTCCGTAATATCTTTTATCAGGATAACCTTCAGAATATTTATTAGTAAGAATAGATCCTAAACATTCCATTACAGAATTAGAAGTAAAATTTTCTGACGCAACTAATTCAAAACCTCTTTTTTGTCTATATTTTTCTTCAATTATTAAATTATAAATTTCAATATCTGTATTTTGTAAATGAAACATTTATATTATATTATTTTATAAAATAATATAATATATTTTTTAAATAATTAATTAGAATTTGTCGCAAGAGTATCAACAACAAGTTTGAGTGCATTAAATTCTGTTGTGAGATTAGTAATGAGGGTTGTAAGATTAGAATCTGCTGCTTGATAAGCATCAGCAATTTCCTTAAAGGTATTTAATTGTTCACTGGAAAGATCCATAATAGCATCAATACGAGCTTTTTCATTATTAATTTGAAGTTGTAAATCATTTTTATCTGAAGTTCTACCAGTATTTGTAGAAGTTTCTAAATTATCAATAGTCTGTTGTAAAGTATTTATAGCAGATATTCTTGCATTGTTTTCAGTACTGATTGCAGCTTCTCTATTTGCAATTTCTTGATTTAAACTAGTTGTTAAAGTACTTACAGCAGTGGTACGATTTGTTGTTTCTGCGTTAATAAACCCTTCTAAAGCAGTATCCGCTGCAGCACGAGCAGTGGCTTCAGCAGTAAGATTTGTCTGAACAGTAGCTACAGCTGTAGTTCTTGCTGTTTCTTCATTAGAAATTGAAGTTTGTCTATCTGCAATTTCTTTATTTAAATTATTTGTTACAATATTATCACCAGCAATTCTATCAGTAATTTCTTGAGAAAGATTATTTTTATTTAGAATAATATTGTGTGCAACATTTTCCACACTTTCTGAACCTGATGTAATATCTAAAGATGGAACTTCAAATTTTATTTTAGAACTAGTAATTAATTTTGATTCTGTAAGGGAAGAATTTAAGGATATAGAAGAACCATCTTCACCAATAAGATTTAATTGGGATCTTGTAGATACTACATTATCTTGAATAACAGGTTGTGTTGGGACATCAGCTTCTGAAACAACAATCGTAAATTGACTATATGTAAGACCTCCTGCAGTATCTGTTGCAACAAGTATGACTTCATTATCACCTATATTTGCACTAAGTGGAATACCTGAAAGTTTACCTGTATTATTTCCATAATCAGTTAGAGTTAACCATTTTGGTAAAACAAGCGATGTAATTGACACATCTTCATTTTCTTCATCAGTTATAGTAATATCATACTTATATAAAGCGAATTTTTTGCCACTGGTAGGTGCTGATGTTGCGAATATAGGTAAGTCATTTACAGAAGCAACAACTATAGTAAAATCTTGGGTACTTATTCCACCAGCAGTGTCTGCAGCAATAATTACAACAGAATATTCACCAATATCATTTTGTAAAGGTGTTCCAGATAAAACAGCAGTATTATCACCGTTATTTGTTAAAGTTAACCAAGCTGGTAAAGTCGAATAGGTAATAGTAACATTATCTCCATC